GTTTAGGTACACCAGAACTTCGCTGGAAGAGCGTTTCTATTGGCGGCGGAACATTATATATTACTGACTCCGGTAACAATAACCAAGTTGCCGTAACCGTTTCTAACGGTGTATTTAATATTGACGGAATTGCTCAAGCACAACTGCCAAATGTTAAGGTAACTAATTTAACATTTAATGATAATACCGTTCAGACAACTGCAGCTCGTAGCATTCCAAATGGTGGTTCTACTGGACAAGTTCTTGTAAAGACTAATGAAACAGATTATAATGTTCAATGGTCAAATGTTCCCGCAGCAACAAATGGCATTCCAATTGGTGGAGTAACCAATCAACTACTTGCAAAATCATCAGATACCAACTATGACGTGCAGTGGATAAATGAAGCACCCGCTGCATCGTACACAAGTCAAGTAAAGCACTTGGTAAAAAATGATGACAGCGTCACTTTAACTAAGGGCATGGTTGTCTATACAAGTGGTGCAAACGGAAATAATATTTTAGCAAAAAGAGCAATAGCAACAAGTGAAATTGCATCCTCTCAAGTTCTTGGATTTGTTGAAGCAAATATTGCAGTAAACGCAACTGGCTATGTTGTAAATAATGGTTTAATTTCAAACATTGATACAAACTCCGCAAGTGCTGCTGGTGATCCAGTATGGCTTTCGCCTACTACTTCTGGTGGTGTTGTTTACGGTTTACTAAATAAACCAGCTGCTCCAAATCATCTTGTTTATCTTGGTGTTGTTAATAGAAAAAATGCAAGCACAGGTGCAATATTCGTTCATGTTAGCAACGGTTGGGAGCTGGATGAACTACACAACGTATCAGCTGCAACACCTGCTTCTGGTGATTTCCTCAAGTATAATGGTTCAGTTTGGGTTAATGATGCAATTAATTTAGGAACTGATACAGTGGGTGATTATGTATCGTCTTTAGTAGCTGGAACTGGAATCACACTTGCTAATAATTCTGGAGAAGGCGCAACCCCGACGATTACGGTTAACACATCTGTAATAGCTGCTTTAGATTCACCAACTCTTACTGGAACTCCTTTAGCTCCAACAGCAGCTAATACAACTAATAATACACAGATTGCAACAACTGCATATGTAAAGACTGTTATTGGTGACTTGATAAATTCTGCGCCTGCAGCGTTAGATACTCTTGGTGAAATTGCAACCCCACTTGCAAACAATGCTTCCTTGTCATCTTCACTGACTTCATCGATTGCTTTAAAGGCACCACTTGCGGATCCAACTTTTACTGGAACAGTAACAATCCCCGCAGGTGCTTCTATCTCTGGATTTGCACCACTTGCAAATCCAACTTTTACAGGGACCGTAACTCTGCCAGACAATACAGTTACTCTTGGAACGAAGACAACTGGCGACTATGTAGCATCACTTGTTGCTGGGACGGGTATTACTTTATCTAATAATTCTGGCGAAACTTCAACTCCAACAATTGCAGTTAATACATCAGTTATACAATCTAGAGTGTCAAATGTTTCTGATACAGAAATTGGTTACCTTGATGGTGTTACTTCAGCAATTCAAACACAATTAGACGCAAAAGCACCCCTTGCATCGCCTACATTTACTGGAACCGTGGTTCTTCCAGCCACTAGTGCTGGTGGTGCAATTAACCCATCAGCAACAAACACTTATGACCTTGGCACAGCATCATTGCGTTGGCGAAACATCTACACTCAAGACTTACACCTAAATAATGGTATTGGTGACTATACTGTGATTGAAGGTGAAGAAAATCTTTACTTAGTAAATAATAAGACGAATAGAAGTTTCAAGTTCGCTTTAATTGAGGTTGATAGAAGCGAAGTACCGAAAGCATCGGAAACATAAATGAAGATTGTAGTGATTGGCGGAGGCACTGCTGGTTGGCTAGCTGCACTTATGATCAAAAAAGTTCAAAGAGACAGTCATTCTGTAACCGTTATTGAATCTAGTGAAATTGGGATCATCGGTGCTGGCGAGGGAAGTACTGGACAACTTGTAGATATTATTCGTGGTATCTCTTGGGATTATGGATGCAACGAAGCAGACTTTCTTGTTGAGACCGGTGCTACGATAAAACTCGGAATTATTCATAAAGACTGGAAAGAGATTGGGCATCAATATATTGCTCCGCTAGACGCGACTGCGGTATCTTCTATCGGCACTGACTACATAATGATGCATGCAGTATTGAATGATCTACCAGTACACACTGCTAGTATTAATGGTTTTATGATTGAAAAAAACTTGTCATCTTATTTTTGGGAAAATAACAAAATTTCTAGCACTACTTCTCACGCTTATCATTTTGACGGCCACAAAGTAGGTAAATATTTTAAAAAAGTTTGTGGTAAAGATGTTTCTACAATTGATGCAAAAGTTTTAGATATTAATTTAAATCAAATTGGAGAAATAGAATCATTAATTCTTGATAATGGAGCAACCATTGAGGCTGACTTCTTTATAGATGCTTCTGGCTTTAGCCGTTTATTTTCTAAAAAACTTGGTATCAAATGGGAATCTTACAAGGATAATCTCCCTGTCAATACGGCAATACCATTCTTACTTCCAGAAGAAGAAGTGATTAGACCAGTAACCACTGCTTGGGCACAAAAAAATGGCTGGATGTGGATGATTCCGGTAAATGGAAGACGTGGATGTGGATATGTGTTCGATTCTAATTTTATATCAGATACAGAAGCTGTTGATGAAATAGAACAAAGTCTTGGTATGGAAATTTCTCCAATTAAAACAATAAAATTTGAAGCTGGTCGTCTTGAGAAGTTATGGCACAAGAACTGTTTATTCATAGGTCTTGCTGGTGCGTTTGCTGAACCACTAGAGGCAACAAGTATTCACTCAACAATTATTCAGTTAAATAATTTTATCTTTCATTATCTAAAAGATTCAAAAAAAGATACAGTTAATAGCGGTTCAGAAAGTCGTTATAACAAAAAAATGCGCTTTATGTATGACGATTTTAAAGATTTTCTTTCTGTTCATTATGCATCTAAAAGAACAGACTCTGAATTCTGGAAGTGGGTCTCTAGCGGAGAGACGTTATCCGACGGCGCAAAAGAAGTTTTAGAGATGCAAAGATCAAAACTTTTATCCACCGGTGACTTTAATCAGTATTTTGGCTACGCAGGGCCGGCTTTGTATAACTGGGTTCTTCACGGACTTGGATTTATAGATAAAAAAACAGCAAAGCGTGAACTTGATTTTTTTGGCCAGCATGAACTAGGTCGCACTGTGTGGAGCCTTAATGCTGATTCAATGAATGATATGGCAAACAATATGATAGATAATACTGTTTTCATAAAAAATGTGAAGGAGTACGCTGATGGCAATCTATTTTCCTAATAACACTATTACTGAAGTTGGCGCTGGAAAACTCTTATTTCCTAAAAATATTGTTCAAGTGGTGGAGTCGCCAATTACTGCTACTCTTTCCGTAAACAACTGGGCTACACAAAATGAAATTGGCACTGTTTCTATAACACCGACTTCCGCTTCAAGCCAAATCTTAGTCTATGTAAGCATTGGTTTTCGTGCCGACGTTGCTCAAGGTAATTGGTCACTTGGTTATTTTTGGGTAAGAAATAATACAAGAAATGTTGAGCTAACAAGAAGTGGATGGAATGGCACTTGGAGACATGTTATTTATTCTTGGTCTAAGCAGTATTTAGATTCTCCAGCAAGTACTGCCACTCAAACCTATAGTTTGCGTTGTGGCAACTATCCGACTGGAACGCATGACTTTAATACAAGGCTTTCTTCAGACCAAATTTGCATCCTTCGTGCTACGGAGTTTGCAGTCTAATGGCCATCAATCTTTCTAACAATAAAACTCTTTCCGAGGTCGGTGGTATCCTTTCAACACCTGGTCGTATTGTTCAAACTGTTCATACAGTTACTAACTCTGGTGTTTCTACATCAAGCACATCACCAGTAAACTTACTCACTAGCAACCCAATAACGATGACTAATGCTTCAAATAAACTTCTTATTGAGTTTCAGTCAGATAACAGATCTAATGACTGGGGCGATGGAGTATGGAATCTTCACTACATGGACATAATTCATGTTGGCACTGGCACGCAATTGTCTTACTCTGGTTATAACGGTGAGCAAACTTTTTGCATTCGCGGTATTCATAGGGTCGCCGTACACTCCCCTGGCTCGATTGGCCCACACACGTACACAATGCGTGGTTGGTCATATCAAGCAAGCTCTACAAGTTTTATCACTGGTTCAGACGGGTATGCTGCTTATATACGAATTTCGGAGATTGCTGTCTAATGGCCATCAACTTTTCCGCTGGAACAGAAATATCTGCACAGGGAAGTGCTATTAATATTCCTGGAAGCGTTATTCAGTTTGTTGATAATACAACCACAGTAAATGCGTCTTGCACCTCTGCGGCTTGGGTGGACATTCTTTCAACGTCAATCACCACAAGTAAGGCTGGGAACAAGATTCTCGTTGAATATATGTGCAACCACAGAAGCGATCAAGGAAACGGTACTTGGTGTTTAGTTTATCACCGCATACTTTGTAACGGCTCTCAAGTCATGTATAGCGGTCACATGGGTTCTGCCGCCAACCATATTGGGTTCTATGGCAGGACATTTCTGTATACAGCTGCTAGTATAGGAACTTATACTTTTGTTGCTTCTGCTGTAGCCCACCAAGGCACTGCCTATTTAGGTACCGCCGCAACTGGGGCAACAAACCAATACCTTCGTCTTTATGAGATTGGAACATAGGAGTTTAAATAAAATATGATTGGAATGAGAAAAGATATAAATCTTTCATCAGCACTAGCTGCTTTAGTGCCTAAGGCAATGTGGTCGATAAGAGATAATGACTATGAGAAACTTGAGTGGTACAGTGAAGACATTGAAAAGCCTACTAGGGAAGCGCTTGAGGCAAAGGTTCAAGAATTGTTATTAAATGAACCTTATTCTGTATTAAGAGAGATTAGAGATTGGTATCTTAAAGAAAGCGACTGGACACAATCGGCAGACGTCAGAGCTATTCGTGGACCCGAATGGTGTGCTGCATGGGATTCTTACCGTCAAGAATTGCGTGATCTAACAACAACATCTACACCTTATTTTGAAGGTGACTCCCCAAATATTATGGGCGTTACTTTTCCCGAAAGACCAACCGCATGATGTTATTATTTTTTAGTAAAATTATTTCTGCCATAAAAACAATGTCATCTAAGTCTTATTGGACAAGGGTTAATACCGTAGAGGCTTGGGGTTTTTCTACAAAAATTGCAATTATCTTTCCTGGCCTTTTATTTGGTAAACAGTTTTGGTGGCTATACATCTTCGCCATCATTTCCAGCGTTGCTTTAATCTGGACATCTACCAGAAAAACACTTCCTACAATTATTCTTTTTAATGTTCTGTGGGTAATTCTTGCTAGCTTAGCAATTTTTAAACATTTTTGGCAATCTTAATTATAGTCATAGTAAAAGTAAGACTTGACAAGTAGCTGCGCATAGGCTAATATTCTTATATGCCTGTAGAAGAACAACCAATAAATATAACAATACCTAAAGAAAAGCTCCAAGAATGGAACGTATTCTTTGCCCTTCCATGTTACGATTCGCACGTAACTGAACCTTTTATGATGAGTTTTTTACAAGCTTGTCTATTCTTTAAAGAAATAGGTTTAAAGTATTCAGTTTGCACGATATCAGATTCTTTGATTAATCGCGCAAGAAACAACCTTGTTGCCAAGTTCATGGGTAATCCAGATTTTACTCATATGGTATTTATCGACGTAGACCTTCAATTTGATAAGGAAGCTATTCTAAAGCTTCTCTGGCATGAAAAAGATGTCATGACTGCGTCGTATCCAATTAAGGAGATTAATTGGGACAAGGTAAAAGAAGGTGCTATGGCAGAAGTTGCAGCACCTGATCTTATGGAATATGCAACTAGATATGTTGTTCACATGACTAAGCCTGGCGAAACTCAATTAAATATTGATAATGGTGCAGTTGAATGCTATGAAGCTGGTACTGGATTCATGCTAATTAAGCGCCAAGTCTTTGATAAGATGTTTAAAAAGTATAAGAAATTAAAATACAAAGATGACACTGGCGCATTAAGTGGACTAGAAATAGATAACGCATATGCTTTATTTAATTCTTATGTTGATGATGACGGAAGATTCCTATCAGAAGACTATGGCTTCTGTAGATACTGGCAAAAGATGGGCGGAAAAGTTTGGGTTGACCCAACAATTAACCTAACGCATTTTGGAAGAATAAAATATTCTGGAAAAATGTTAGAGTTTCTTAAGCGAATAACACAATAAAATTCCTATAATCTTATTACTATAAAACTAGTTTTTGACTAGTACTATACAGTAAGATGCCGATTAACATAGGAGTACCATGGCCCGTTTAAGAACAGAAACCGCACCAGAAATAACAGTAAATGATGAGTCTGTTGTTTTTAAAGCAGCAACTGGAGCAACCGCACCATTAGTTGAATTTAAAAATTCAAGTGGTACAGTAGTTGGTAATATAGCAGCAAACGGAGTAATGAATGTCGTTTCCGTAGTTGCATCTAATGCCGGAACGGGTTCTACAGCGTTAGCTACAAGGGGATATGTAGACAGTTTGTTTGCGGGAGTGAACTGGCACGCGCCAGTTGCTTTAGCTACAACAGCTGCTTTGCCAACATGCACGTACAATAATGGCACAGATGGCGTTGGAGCAACACTAACAGCAACAGCCAATGGCGAATTGACCGTTGACAGCGGAAGTGTGTCAGTTGGCTATTCTGTTTTGGTAAAGAACCAAGCAGACGCAAAACAAAATGGAGTTTATTCGGTAACCGCCACTGGTGCAGTAGATGCAGCGTGGGTTCTGACTAGAAGGACTGATTCCGATAATAATCCAGCTGGAGAAGTTCAAAAAGGTGACGCCGTATTTGTCATTGGTGGATCAGTAAATGTTAACTGTGGTTTTATTCTTTCAGGAACTCCAACTGGAGCAAATGATGCCATTATTTTTGGAACAGATAACTTAGTCTACTCTCAGTTTACTGGAACGGGTTCATTTACAGCTGGTAATGGTTTGTTGGTAACAAATAATGTAGTAGATATTGTTACTGCAAACTCAGGAAGAATAGTAGTTAATGCCGACAGTATTGATTTGGCCAATGTATCGCAAACAGATACTAATACAGGAACAGCTACAAGCTTTGTCGTTGGTTTATCCATAGACTCTTATGGAAGAGTAACTGGAACAAACAAATCAGATGTTTCTTTTACTGGCTATGCAACTTTGGCAAACCCAACTTTCACTGGTGCTCCGTTAGCTCCAACAGCAAATGTTAGCACAAATAATACCCAAATAGCTACAACAGCATTTGTCATTGCAGAGATTGCAGACGAAGCCATTCTTAAGACATTAGCGAATGCAAAAGGCGATATCTTTACAGCTTCAGCAGATAATAGCCCAGCAGTTTTGGGCGTTGGAAC